TAAGAACTGTCAATCTGACGAGTGTTCAAGTTTGTAACTGTTGTATTGATAGAAGCGTTCTGAACAGTTCCGCCATTATCATAAGCATCACGGTAGATTCCGTTAATGTCAACAACAGATAGACAATCACCTCTTTCTTCAGCAACATCAATCAAACGATCCAAAGCAGCACCTTCAACAAGTCCCGGCATTGCAAGAAGTTCATAGCGAATGAAGTCACGGTCACGAACCATTTCTGTAGCTTGCTCAACTGAGTATGCAGGGTAAGTGTCAGCACCGTTGTCAAGAAGATCGTTGTTGAAAGGATCTGCGTAACGAATGTCCACACCGTCTGCACCACCGAAGAATGGAGCCGCGAACTGCTTGATTTTCAATCCGTCGATCAAACCATTTGCTCCGGAAAGACCTTCGATGGCACTGATACTTGAGCTTGCATCGTAAGAACCTTCTTCGAAGAAGTAATCAGTTGCAACAGAACCAGACTTGATGTCATCCAATGTGAAAACAAAAGAAGCGTTTGATAAAGTTTCTCCCTCAGTCATGTGAGGAGCGATAGCAACACGTCCGATTGCGATGTCTCCAAAACTTGGATCGTGTGCAACTCGGTTAGTCTTGACATGTCGAAGTCCGAAAACGTTTGTAGCAGCGTAATCAGAACCATTCTTTGTTCCAGTTGTGGTCAAACCGAAAGTTGGCCAAGGAATAGATGCGGTCAAAGATGTTGGCCATCCTTCAATAAACTCACCAGCGCCGTTTCCAAGACCGATGGAAGAAGAACCTTCAATCCACTCAAGTCTAGTGGTAGAACTAGCAGCTTGAGAACCAGAAAGGTTATCAACAGTTGTTGGGTTCTTAGGTCCAACATAACCAACAGGAAGGTCTGACTTATTAAGATCTGATGCCACTTCAACTCTAACGTAATTTGAAACGTTATTGTATTGACCGGTAATGTCAAACTTTTGAGTGCTTGTGTTCCAAGTTTGACTTAGATCTCCAATTCTTTTTGAAATGTAATTTGCATCGGTTGGATCAAGGCTGAGGTTTGAATATTGCTCAACAACTTGATCACGTCTTCCACGCTTAACAATGCTCAAAGTGAAAGTAGCATGTGGCTGAAGAGATGTCGCCAACTTAAGATCAGAAACACGACAGTAGAAGTTCTTCTGGAACTCTTCTCCAGCATCCAAAGAAACAAGTCGGAAAAGATATTTCTGAGCTGGTTGAACTCCAATGAACCATCCACTTTTTGATTCTGTAAGTTCTTGCTGAAAATCGTCAAAGGAGTTAGAACTATCTTTCAATGCAGCTACGAAACCATAAACTTCACCAGCACCTTTAGAAAGGAGATCTCCACGCTGAACATTAACGTCAAAAGTTTCACCTAAGAAATAAGAAGTATCTGTTCCATTAGCGTAGTTCTTTGATTGGAAGAAGTTAGTTGGATCTGTGTCCAAAACTGTTCTAATGTATTGCCCACTATTATCATTGAAGTTAATGTTATGTTTTGCTTCACCAGCAGAGCTACTTATTACAACAGTAAAAGCACAATCTGCACCATCATTCTTGAACAAAGTACTCGCAGAAACTGCAGTGCCAGAAACAGTGTTTGCAACTGTTCCGGAAAGAGCAACAGCAGCACCAGAAACATAGAAAACGGCTCCCAAAACTGCATTTGTGTCAGCAGAAGAGGATGGCATAAGGAAAAGACCATAAGCACCAGCGTTTTCAGCAATTGTGCTTGATGGGTTTCCACCCATTGTCCAGCCTGCTTTGTTGCTTTCATCTTTTTGCAATCCAAGGAGACGAACATATTTTACAGGACCTATTCCAGATGCCAAATAAGCTTGGGCAGCATATGCGGCATAGTTTGGAGCTCCAGTGTTTCCCTGACGCCAAGGGTCTTCTTGACGAACACCATCCATTGGGTTACCGAAAATATCAACGAAATCATTTAGATTGTTGATTTTAACTGGTTTCATTGCAGGGCCGGAACGTGCTCTACCAATCAATAAGATTCCGTCTTGTTCTGGTGTCTGAGGTACCTGTGAACGATCAATTTCTCTTAGTTCAACTGCCGGAGAAACAAAGTCAAATTTTGTAGGCATTAAAAAATCTCCTTAAAATGTATTCTTATTCCTATTAAATAGTTTAATAAATGCCTAAAGTCAAAAATCTCTATATTTACCATTATCGCCCGGAATATTTTCTCCCCAAGGTCTATTGTCATCCGTAATCACGCGTTCTCTAGAGATTCTTACTTGAACAGCGTTTTGGCGTCTTGTTATTTTTGGTCTGTCGCGATTGATTCCAGAGCCAACTAAATAGCCAAGAACCTTTAGTGTTACTTTGGCTGTAAACATTCTTTCTTCACTTCCAAGACTATTGAGGTTATTGCTCAGACCATAATCGTCTTGAATAAAAACTTCATAGCCATGTCCATCATGTTCTATCTTAGTAGTGTTCTTCTGGTCAAAAAAGAAAACAGGAACCAAATCATTCATTTGCTGTTGATATTCTGTTCTTATATTTATTTCAAACATGCAAGTTACATAGATTGGTTTTGGTACAGTAATCGTTTCATAAACTATTTTTGTGTTATTTGAAGGACCAGTTTCATCACCTTTATTTTTTCTGTTCTCATCAGCATTGGCAAAGTTTCTTGTCTTATCTTGCTTAATGACTCTTGTTATTGAAACAGCACCTCCAGCATAACCTTCTTCAGATGGCTCACCAGATTGATAGGATCCTAGAAAAGTTTTGTCTCGAGACACACTTGATCTTGTTATAGTTATTAACGGGAGTTTAAGTTTTCCAACTTCATCTCTCAATTCTTTATCGTTTTTTATCTGATAAGGTCTTTCCGTCCCCAACCAAAGCACAGGAACTTTTGTATAACCACCGTTGGTAATCACATGTGGGTTTAACGTTTCATCAACAAATTTATAAACAGCTGTGTCTATTGTTTCTAAAGTTGAAGGATCAAATGGTGTTATTTCTTCACTCGGCATTGAATAGTCCGTCCCTTGCTCTTATGCATTCTGCTTGAATCTCAAATCTACTTTCTGGTTGTCCAAAAAGCAACTTTGGCTCGATAAGCTTAACTATTTCGTAAAAAACATCACCAAATCGAACAAAGTCTCCTTCGCGAACAAACAGGTGCTGATCTTCTGTCAATCTTCTCTTGTGAAAGTTAACTTTGATTTTCGTTGCTTTATCTATAGCGAAGTTATCCATATCTGAGGTTTCAACTCCTTGAAACTCAACAAGGGCATAAACTCTTATTGGGTGCAAAAAAGTTTTTTCTATTGCTTCTCCATATAAAGGATGGTAATTTGTGTGCTCTATGTCGATTGGAAAATATAGGACTTGCTGTCCAACAACTCGCTCAATAATCTCATCATTGATTTGTTTGACGAAGTCTTTTTCTTTTTCTCCTAAAAAGAGAGGTGGCGGAGGTTGAGTTGGCCTTGTCCATTTTCCCATTTAATTACCCCACGTAAATCTTTAATGGAGCTTTACCAACAATAGCATCTGCGTTTTCAACCATAGCTTTATCCGTTTCAGCTAGTTTTGAATAAAGCATTTCATCCAATTGTTTATTTAGTTCTTCTCTCAAAGATGCTTGTTCGTTTGCTGCTTGGCTTAGTAGGTCTGCCGCATTAAGAGTTACATTATCGCCGGGAATAGGAACAGAATTTCCAAACTTACCACGAACTTGTCCTAGGGTTTCTTTCGAAAGAGCTAAAGCAAAACGACGTATCCACTGTTGACCCATCGAGTTAATTTTATCAAAAGGCAAGTTTTCAAATGGAAGTGTGTTTACATTATTGATTCCATCTACGCCCGTGTCATAAGATCCAGTAGCGAATGCATCGTTTGTTTCAATTGTAAATCTAAACCAAAACTTCTCTGGTGTAACATCATCTGGAGTTGGATAGATCCTAAGTTTATTATTGATGATTTCGTAGCTATAATGCGAGGTTCTTGTGTAGAGATGATCCTCATACATAATAGCTTGCATTTTATTTTGCCATGTTGGAACGACTTGGAATGACGAATCGTCAGAATATTGTCCATAATTATGAAGATCTCCAGTGACATTTAGGCCACCATAATAACCATAAAATCTCCACATTTGTCGTGGTGTTACATAGTAAACTTGTCTAATCTTGATTCTTTCATTTCCAACTAGACCAGCATAAGGGGCGCTACCTGTTGCTGATGCACTTACAATTTGTTGAAGGTCATAATCTTGTTGATTTGCAACTCTATCAAAAGATGCAGAATAAATAGGGGTAGTTCCTCCAACGGTTGCTTCTGTTGAAAACTTATCAGCTATCCTAAAGGCATAATCGAATAAAAACTTTGGATATTTTAAAGATTTATTTTCAGTTCCGCTAACATTCCCTTGGTGATCAAATGAACCAGTTTCTCCACCTAATGCACTACCAAGTGTATTTCTTGCTTGATGAAGATTTATGATGTAGGAATATTCTAAAACTGCTTCTTCATAATGATTATAAACATTACCGGCAGTCAATTCAATATCTAAAACATCACCACCAAGTCTTTTGTAAGTGTAAGCAACTTGAGCAGCAGCACCAGATAAGAAAGGTACACTTCCACTGTAAAACCCAATTGCCAAAGAATCAGCAACATCACTTTCTGAACCTGTGGATGGTAAGATTATTGCCGATGTAGTCGATGTTGGTGTTAAACTTGGAAAAGCCATTCGTTAATCCTCCGCTATTTGTAAATAGTTCTATCTAATAGAAACCTCCGATCAAGTGTAAATCGGAGGTTAGTCAAATAGACAAAGTTTCTATTATTTGGAGGATCTTTTCTTTCTAGGAGTTTTTTTTCTTTTTGTAGTAGTTACTGTGGGTTTGTCTTCTTCAACTTCTTCTTCAATTTCTTTTTCTACAGCTTCAATGGCTGGTTCCTGTTCGGGAACTTTTTCTTCTTCTTCGGCACTTACATCTACAGTTTGTTCCTGTTCGGGAGCTTCTTCAACAGATTTTTTAAGTTCTTCAATGACAACAGAATTTTCCTTTCCTACCGAAGGATTGGAAGCAGCTTTTTTTGCTGCAATTTTTTGCAATAGTCTTATTCTTTTGGCTTTTCTACCCATAATATTTCTCCTATAACTTTATAAATAGTTATAAAAAAGAAAAACCCCCTCAACGGAGAGCTGAGAGGGCTTCTTTTGTTATCAACCTAATGATTAGGCTGTAGCACCGGACTCGCCAAGGAGACCACGAACGATAACCAATCCGTACATATCAGGACGAACCATCTTCTTCGCGTAACGAGTCATAACACCCTTACGAGGAACGAAGTCTTCAGGCCCGAAGATAGTTGGAGTAGTTTGAAGAGGCACGTAAGGAGCGTAAACATATCCAGACTCAAGGAAAGAGTTTCCTTTACGTCCAACAAGGATAGCGTTACGTGGGAAGTAAGGATCAACGATAACGTCGAACTTACGGTTCAAAGAACCAACCTTA